GCTGGCGCTCTGGTACTGCGTCGTCTTTTCCAGATACGCTCCGCTGGCTGCGCTGGCCGCCTGGCTGACGGCCTCGCTGACGATCGCCTCCGCCGTCTGCAGCACTTGAGTGCTCCTGACGTATGTATCGCCGATTGAGCTGGTCGCCTCGCTGACCGCGGCGCTGACGATTTCGTCCGCCGTCTGGTACTGTGTTGTCTTTTCGATCTTCCCGGCCTCGGCCTGTGTGGCCCGCTCGACCTCTTGCGTGATCCGGCTGTCCGTCACGCTGATGCTGGCCCGCATGCTGACGACGTCGCCCTGGAGGGTCGCGTTGCTCTCCGCCAGCAGGGTGATGCTGCGATCCGTCTCGACGATCTTGGTCTGGTGGAAGATCTCGCTGGCCCGGTCGCTGGTCTCGATCCATTGCGTACCGTCCCACACATAGGTGACGTCGCCAAGGAAGTCCATCCAGCGGTCGTGCTCTTCATAGAGCTCTTCCCAGCTATCGATATACGTATACACGCTTTCCCAGCTGGCCAGCCGGGTGTCGCCTCGGATCCAGATATCGCCCAGGCTGACGTCGTACTCTGTCCGGGGGTCTTCCCACATCACAAAGGATGCCGCCTTGGCATTGACCGTGCTGACCGCGCTTTCGATCTGGTCGGCCAGGATCGTGATCCGCGCCTCGCTGGCGGTCACTTCTCCGCTCAGCAGATCCAGCTCTTCCTTGGTGGCCCGCAGCGTGATCTCATCCTGCAGCTGCAGGATCTCCGTTTCCACCATCGTCGGCAGCAGTGCATCATACATCTGCTGCCACTTCTGGCCATCCCAGACGTACATGATCGGCACGCCGCCCAGCGTCTGCCAGGTGCTGACCGACTCGTATACCTCCTGCCAGCTGTCGTAGCTGTTGTATACCTCTTGCCAGCTGCCTTCGGTCATCGTGCAGACCCAGATGTCACCGGCGGACAAGTGGTCATGATCCGGCTCATCCGGCTGCATGTACACGGTGCCATATCCCAGCTGGCTGATCTTGCTGCTCAGGCTGTTGACGGTCTGGGTGATTGTGCTCTCGCTTCTCCAATTGCCGACCGTGCTTTTAATATAATCGTTGCTGCTCAAGTCCTGTACATTGAGCTTGTTGATAAACGCCTCTCTTGCCCACAGCTGGTCAACATCGATAATGTTCGCCGTGATGGAGTACATCAGCGCGTGGGTGGCCGTCAGGTTATTTGTGTCGAGATTTTCCGCCAGGATGTCGGTATCCATCACCAGCTGACGCCCGTCGTTCGTGTGCCCGCTGGCGATCTCTCCGGGGGTGACCGTGCGCTTCGTGGCGGTTACATTGCCCGCCAGATCCACATCCAGCGCGTAGAAATCCCCGTCGGATGCCTGGATCACCAGATCCCCGACGGTCGCCCCTATCATCTGGGCGTATCCAACCGACAGCCGCGGGACGTACAGCTTGTTGGCAAGTCCCTGCTGGATGACAGCCTGCCCGAAATAGGCGCTCCCTGCATTGAGATCCTTGATCTGAGCATAATTGATGTCCGCGCTGCCGATCTGTGCGCTGGCGATGCTTGCGATCTCCAGCTTTGCCTGTATCGCTTCCAGGTCGGTCGCGCTGATCTTGCTGGCGTCAATGGCCCCGGCCGCGATCTTCTCCGCGGTCACTGCCCCGGCGTCGATGGCCTGAGCTGTCACGGCTCCCGCCGCGATTTTCTGCGCGCTGATGGATCCCGCGGCGATCTTGTCCGCATTAACGGCCCCGGCCGCGATTTTCTCCGCCGTCACTGCGTTGGCAGCCAGCAGCACCGTCGTGATGCTCCCGCTCTGGATCTTCTCCGCCGTGATGGCGCCCGCAGCCAGCTTCTCGGTTGTGATGGACTGCGCGGCCAGCTTTTCCGTCGTGATGGCCTGTGCGGCGATCTCCTCCGCCGTCACCGCGCCCGCCTGGATCAGCTCCGTGGTGATGGCCCGCGCGGCGATCTGCTCGGCGGTGATGCTCCCGGCCTCGATCTCCCGGGCCGTGATGGACGATGCCTGTATTGCCCCGCTCCCGACGGATCCCATGGCCAGCGCCCGGGCCGTCACCGCCCCGCTCGCCAGCTGATACCCGGGCACGCTGGGCGTGCTCTTCTGATCCCCGAAAGTGGCCTTTTTGTATCTCAGCTTAATCGGATCAAAGGTGTACCCCGTCATCTGGATCACGGTGTCCAGGCCCATCGGCCCATTGACCACGCGGATCCACGCGCTGGGGCTTGCATTCCTCATGCCCTGATAGGCTTTGTACTCCTCTGTTTCCGGCATGTGGATCCAGTCAAGATCCAGGGTGACCTCAGCCTTGTCGCACTGATCCACGGTAAAGCGGTTCTGCGCCATCTCGCGCATTCTGGCGTATACGTCCGCCTCGGTCAACTCCACCTCGGTGCCGTCTGAGTTGGTCACCTTCTGACCAATTTTGAGCCCGGTATTGAGCACCTCCGGGCTGACAAAAGGCACCGTCCGCACGCTGTCGATATGCTCCTCCGGCAGCAGCAGCGTGCTCCCGTCCTCGCGCTGGGCGAGGGGATACACCCGCGTGACGATGCCGTCCACATCGCCCGTCCACTCGACGTTTTTCAGATTCCCGCCGTAAACGACCTCATATTCCGGCGTTCCATCAGGATTGGCCAGCAGATACACATCCAGCCCGTCCCGGGTGATCCGGCCGCCGGTGGCGTTGGCCAGCCCGGCCTTCGGATCCAGCAGCGCGGCCTGTGCATTCTTCCAGCTGAAATCCGCGCTGATCGTGCCCTCGCTGATGTCCGTGTACAGATGCCCGGCGTAGCTCTCCTTCATGGCCCCGGCGATGAAAATCAAAGCCGTCGCCGGGCTCACGCCGACGATATTACACTCGCCAAGCGTCGTCCGGCTCAGCGCATAACTCACATGCTGGCCGGTGATCCTGATCTGATGGCCCGATTCCTCTTTTTCAATTCCAATAATCTCGAAACACTGTTCGGTGATCGTGATGCTCGGGATGACGCGCTCCTCGGTCTCGCCCTGGCTGGTGACGGCGTTCTTCGCGATGTACCCGGTGGCCCCGCCGATGGTGGCGACCTCGAAATAGTCATCGTTAAACTCGGCCGTGACCATGATCTGGGTGCCCGCGCTCAGCGTCGCCGCGGCTGTCCCTGGCACATCCCGGTAATCGGATATCTGTGTCCACAGATTGCCGTCAGGAGGCGGAACGCTCCGCCCGCCGTGGCCGACTCGGCACTGCCAGTTTTTCTTGTCATATGTCCGCTTGTCTCCGGCCATGTACGACCTAAGCGGCTCCCAGTTGTCATAGCTGGCCCGGACCCGGCTCGGGAGCTTACTGTACAGCGGCGTCTCATCTGCGTTGACAGTGTAATAACTCACCGTCCCCAGGTGGATGTCACCGGTCTCCTCCTCCGGCACGCTGGCGCGGATGATCATCCCATAGTCAAAAGTAATTCCCTCGCATTTTTCGCGTGGGATGATCATGGAAAAGTCATACCGGCCATTCTGCTGCCAGGTTACGCTTGCTTCCTGCGGCTGCAGCTCGATCCCGCTGACGCTGAAATCGGTCTGTCCCTTAGGGTATAGCTGTATCATGCTGCCGCCACCTCCATCGTCTTACAAAAATCTCCATCTTGGCGTGATAACCAGGCTCGTGATCCCGCCCGTCCACTGTATCAGGCTCTCGCCGACCGGCAGCACCGGAAATTCCCCGCTCCAGACGCCCGCCATCGGCTTGCTGTTGCTCCCTAAAATCCACTTGTTTTCCGCGTCAAGGATCCATCCGTCCATCAGCTCCGGGATGACCAGGGAATTCCCGCCCATCCGCAGCGTGACCCTCCCGCTGCCGTGCATAACGATCAGCGGCAAGGCCGTCATGCTGCCGGGGTTTGTGATGGCCGTCCCGCTCTCTGTGATCAGGCTGTCACCCTCGGTGATCAACCGCTTGCACGGGTCGCAGTAGAACTGCAAATCCCCGTGCCAGATGTCCAAATTTCTGCTGTGCTGTTCAAAAGTCACCGCGTTGATGATCCGGGCCCGCTGCTGCAGATCCGGCTGGCAGCTGAAAGTCACCCATCCCTCACCACGCAGCCAGCTCTCCGCCGGCCGGATGTACTCGCGGCCCAGCACGGAGATCCGGATCGTCTGGATGTATGAATTGTAGATATCGTCGCCCTCCACCTGGGTGAGCTCTCCGCTCCGCCCGGGGATGGTCACGTGCTCCACGCGTTCCTCGGGCCGGATCACGGGGATCCTGTCCGGGACCCTGAGGTGCATGTTCCGGCTGTCGGTGCCCGCAAATGTAAACCAATGTGCCGCCATTCTCCGTCAGCCTCCTTATGATCCGTACCCGCGCTGTGTCTTCCGGTTCTGTCTGGCGATGCTTTCACTCAGTGCCTCGATCTCCATACCGTTATTCAGGTTCACATTTCCGAAATAGGTGTTGGAGTTGTAGGTGTAGCTCTTGTTATCCCGCGCCGGCATCACGCGCTCCCCGCGGTGCAGCATGGCCATATAGCCGTCGAATGGGACGAAGGGGAGGCCGTTCACATGGCTGCCGAAGCCGGCGATCTGCGGGATAACCGTCACCGGCACCGCGCCGATCTCCTGGCTGATAGCCTCAGCTGCCCCGTCCTCGACGGCGGGCTCGACCGGCACCTGCACCTTGTTCTCCGCAGCCGCGAAGGCATCGGTGATATTCTCCAGCATCTCGTGTATGGTGGCCGAGTCCATCGCCTCGCCGCCCCACAGACGGTTCAGCAGGCCCCACGTATTGCTCCCGGCCGTAGGCGCGGCGTTCTGCAGCACGTTGTACAGCTCGGCCTTCTGCTGGTTCTTCCGGGAGCTGAGCCCCATCAGCAGCGCCTCCATGGCCCCGAAGTCCGCATTCGCGCCGTTCCGGATGGTCACGGCCTCCGCCGCCTTCCGTACGAACTCGGCGTTTGCGCTCTGCGACGTGCCGACCGCGCCGATCCGTGCCTGGCGCTGGCTTTCGCTCTCAGCCCACGTGGCATTCTGAGCCAGAATTGCCGGCGTCAACGCCAAAGCGGTCACGCCCAGGGCAGGCGCCGCGGCCTTCAGTCCCGCAGCCAGTGCGGTCTTTATCGCCCCGCCGACGCCGGTGGCAACGCCGCCCACACCGCCGCCCACACCGCCGCCCGCGCCTCCGCCGCCTCCGATGTTCATCAGGGTTTTAATCCCATCGACGACCTTTCCGATGTTCGCGCCCATCTCCACGATCTTCATACCGCCGAAGGCAACGCCGATCGCACCCAGCGCGGTGACGACGGGGTCCTTGTTATCCACAATCCATTCCAGCAGGCTCGTGATGGTATCAGCATTCTCCGCCCAGAACTTGGCCTTCAGCGTTTCAATCTCCTGTTCCATGCTCTTGATGGCGTCATCGGCCTTCCCGAGCTTTTCAACCTGTTCATCCGTGAGCACATTCTGCTCGGAGAGCATCTTTTCATACTCATCCCGGCCGGCCTTAAACAGCGGCCGCAGCTCGCGCCAGCTCCGCCCGAAAAGGTTCTGTGCGGCGGCTTCCTTATCGAAGCTCTCGCCCATATTCATCAGGGCCTCGCCGGTCTCCCAGAACAGATCCACGGAGCTCTGCCCGTTGAGCGTGATCCCAAGGACCTCCTCCATGTTCTTGACGCCCTTGTCTGTGGTCAGCGCCTTGGCCATCCGGCTCCGTGCGGTCAGGATCGCATCCACCGGCGTGTCGATGAACTCCGCCACCTTGACCATCCGCTGATAGCTGTCCGCCGTCAGCCCCATGTCCTCATACTGGTCCACGGTGGTCTTGATCTCATCGGCCAGCCCGGTGCTGCCCTTGGCGCTGGCGATCAGCTTTTTGCCGAAATTGACCGCCGCCCGGGCCCCGTTCGCCAGCTGATTCGTGATCTTTCCGATGCCCTCGGCCACGTTGTCCCAGGCGACGCCCTTCCCGATGTTCCCGATCTTATCCCCGAGGTCCTTGGCACTGCTGCCCGCGCCCTCCATGGAGCCCTTGATCTCCATCAGCTTGGTCCTGGCCTGCATGACCTGCTGCTGCATCCGCTGGAACTCGGTGGACGAAGCGCTCACACCGTTCCGCTTCATCTGTTCCAGGGCCGCTTCAGCCTGCTTGACCACCTGCTGCTGCGCCTTCATCTGCTGGCCCAGGAGTTTCGACTTGTTCTCCAGATAGGTTTCCGCGTCGCCGGTGGCCTTCAGCTGGGCCTCATTCAGTTTCAGAGCTTCGTCAAAAGTCTTGACGGCCTGCTTGCTCTCGTTGATGCCCTTTTTGAATGCGGAGACCCCGCTGACCCCCATCTTGACGTTAACGCCAGCCATTTCCTCACTCCCTTACCAGCATGTGCTGCTGATCGTCATACTTCCGGCGGTAGATGAAAAGGTCATACACCGCCCCGGGCCGCATCCTGTGGATCTCCGCAAGGCTCAGCCCGGCGATCAGCCCCCAGCTGACCACCAGCAGATACGTCAGCCGCCCGTCGCTTCTTTTTTTTTCATTTCCTCAAGCACCACGTCGACCGGCCCCTGATCCTGATCGTCCGCGGCGATGACCTCGCTGGCCATGCCCTCATTCATCGCCGCGACGCAGGCGTTCACCGCCTCGGCCAATTCCGTCGGCCGCATGGCCCGAAGCACCTTCCGGTCGGTCAGATCCGGCTTTTCGCCGCTCTCCTCAAGCCCGGCGTTACCCAGGATCCGGATCATCTTCGCCACGGCGTCCAGATGTTCCGGTCCGGCGTATTTTGCCGTGCTTTCCGGGTCATCTCTGTCCCGCCCGAAAAGCGCATACTGCAAATCGCCCAGGGGCCCGATTTCCTCCTGGACGGTCTTCATTTCCAGCACAGTGTATAAAAGCGGCACCCGCCGCCCCTTCAGCATAATCTCCGCCATTGTTCCTTCATTCCTTCCTTCACTGTCGAAAAAAGCCGGAAGCGGAGAGCACGCACGCCCTCCGCCTCCGCGCAGCGCATCAGAGGCCGGCCTTGTCGTCCACCCAGTCGATCGCGGCCGCCTTGGTTGCAAAGGTCTTATGCACCGCATACACGACCTTGCCGTCCGCAGCCAGCACGACGCCGGATCCGGTGCCGCTCAGCGTCGGCGTCCGCCATTCGGTGGTCTGCTCTTTCGTCCGGGTTTCCTCGCTGGAAACGCCGAACTTGATCTTGTAGAACCACCAGCCCTCATAGCTGGTCACGACGCCGCTGTCTCCGGTCGTCCGCATTACGCGGACATACCCAAAGCCGACGTCCGGAGCCGCGTCCGCGGTCACGGAATACTCGCCCGTGGCCGTGGATCCGCTGGAAGCGACCTCGCCCAGCAGCAGCGCCCGCGCTTCATCGGTCAGGCCCGTGGGCTCAAAGTCCAGGGTGTAGCCGTTGATCCCGTTGTCGCTGTCCAGCTGTACGTCGTCGCCGTAGAAACGGCCGTCAGAGCGGTCCCAGCTCAGGCTGGCGCTCTTGGCCTCGGCGATCCTGGCGCCGGTGCCGTATGTGATACTCGTGCCCTCCGTGTAAGCGCTCACAGGCGCGGCCACGGGGTTCAACATACCAACATTAGCGTTCATTTACACTTTCCTCCCCATTGCTTGATATGATGGCCTCTATAAGCGCTTCCGCCGTCCGGACAATCGCTTCCTCGGCCTTGGGTGTGCCCCTTTGTACCGCCCTGCGGAAAAAGGGCTGCTTTTTCATGAAACTGGTCCCCGAGTTGATGGCGTTGGCGATCACCGGGATGGGCTTTGCAAACGTGCCTTCAAACCTGTAGTTTGTCCGCACGTTGTTTCTCGCCTTGCCCCATGGTGTAGCGACGTATCCGCTGTTCTGGTATCCAACGGACGTGCCGACCTCGCTGCCGTTCTTGTCGAACTTTGCGATGCCCATTCCGTCCGCCGCTTCCAGCATGGCCTTCTCCTCCGGGCTTGGCAGACGGGTTTCACCGCCTGAGGCGTACTTGAAGGGCGCGGTCCGGATGTTTTTCACCTCACCGCGCACTGTTTCCGCCATTGCGCCGGCCCCCTCATACAGGGACATGCTGGCGACCGGCTGGGCGCTCCCCTCCAGGGCGTTCAGGATGGCGGCGACCTCATCCAGGCCGTCCGCCTTCATCACGTAGGCCATGGCCGTCAGCTCCCTTCATCCGTCACCTGGCAGGTCCACTCAATGTGAAAAAGCCCGGTTCCGGTCTCGTGCTGGATGCTGTTCAGCTCCCAGCTCCCGCCGCAGATCTCTTCAAGCACGCTTTCGATCTCCGGCACCATGGCGTCCCGGTCCGACAGCAGGCTGTAAAACAGATCCACACTGGCGGAAAAACTCCTGTCGCACTTCACGCCGTCGCCGTCGCAGCTTCCGGCCTCATAGTCCAGGCTCACCACGCCATAGGCCCCTTCCGGCCGGGTCTTCCAGCCGTACTCCGCAAACGGGATTCCAGTGGCCTGCAGGGCGGAGACCAGCGCCTCGTATTCACTCGGCATGTATCATCCCTCCCGCGCGTTGCCTGTCACTTTTTGCACTGTCAGCTCGATACCGTCGTCCTCTGTGACATAGGTCCGCAGAATTTTGTATCTCTTTCCGCCCAGCTCCAGCAGCGGCTCATCCCGATACTCGAAGTCGTGCGCCAGGATCACCTTCAGCTCCGGGTTCAGCCCCTGACCCATCGCCTGATAGGCTTCCTGCATGCCGATGCTTCGGATCGTGCAGAACACACGCCGCCGCGTCTCCGTGCGCTCGATGCCTACGCCTTCGGCCGCCGGGCTTACCTGGATCAGGTCGCACACGTCAGCTTTCAGCATGGCCGTCGTCCTCCCCGTAATCGGTGTAAGCGCTCGCGTGCATCAGCTGGACCTTCTGCACTTCGTAGGCCTCCCGCAGTTGGTCATAGTTTTTGGGAGATCCGAAGCGCATCGCCGCGTAGGTGAGCACCGCCCGCATGGCCAGCGGGTCCGTCAGCGTGCTA